CGTGAGCGATCCAAACGCCGCCACGATGGCGCAGCGGATCATGCAGTACCAAGCGGCACTGCAACTGGCTCAAGGTGCCCCACAAATTTACGATCTTCCTCAGCTTCACCGGCAGATGCTTGAGGTGTTGGGTATTAAGAACGCCGAGCGGTTGGTAGCAGTTCCGGAGGATCAGAAGCCCCAAGACCCGGTGACGGAAAACATGAACGTCCTGAGGGGCAAGCCTCTCAAAGCGTTTGCGTATCAAGACCATGATGCGCACTTGATGACGCATCAGTCGTTTATGCAAGATCCTAAGGTTATGTCTACTGTAGGACAGAACCCAATGGCTCAAGGGATGATGGCCGCACTCATGGCGCACATTGCAGAACATGCTGCGTTTGCATACCGGGCTCAGGTTGAGATGGCTTTGGGTGTACCTCTTCCTACGCTGGATGAAGAGTCCAACGCCCCGATTGCACCTGAAGATGAGAAGGCGCTGGCTCCGCTGATTGCCGCAGCCGCTCAGAGGACGATGGTGCAGAACCAAGCAATGGCCGCGCAACAACAGGCACAGCAGCAAGCACAAGACCCTGCATTGCAGATGCAGCAGGCGGAACTTCAGTTGAAGCAAGCCGAGATGCAGCGCAAGGCCCAGAACGACCAGATGGATTTCCAGATCGCGCAAGGAAAGCTGCAACTGGAGCAGCAGCGCCTTGCATTGGAAGCCCAAAAAGGGCAGGGCGAAGACCCTCGTATGAAAGCCATGAAGGCTCAACAAGAACTTCAGCAGAAGGAACAGATTCACCAACAAAAGATGAGGCAGCAAGTCCAGTCCGATGCGATCAAAACTCGGCAGCAGATGATGCGAACTCAACGAAATAAGGAGTAACCATGACTACTGCGTTTGACGTAGTTATCAAAGAACTGGAAGAGCGCCGCGAAACCATCGCGCAGGCGCTTATCTCAGGTGCGGCAAAAGATTTTGCCGAGTACAAATTCATGACGGGTGAAATCCAGGGTCTTTCACGCGCTCATGCTTTCATAACCGACCTTGTGCGAAAGATGGAAAACGACGATGAGTGAACTACTCCTGAGCGACGGCCAAAACACAACCGTGTTGCCGCAAACCGACGAGGAAAAGGCCCGACAAGTGCCTGATCCTGTGACCTACCACTTGCTCTGCGTTCTGCCTAAAGCGGAAGAAGCGTACGAAAGCGGTCTGGTCAAAGCAGGGCAGACCATGCACTTTGAAGAAGTGTTGAGTCCAGTTCTGTATGTCGCCAAGATGGGGCCAGACTGCTACAAAGATCCACTGCGCTTCCCCAGTGGGCCTTCGTGCAAAGTCGGTGACTTTGTGCTGGTTCGTCCCAATTCTGGTACGCGGCTAAAGATCCACGGTACTGAGTGGCGCTTGATTAATGATGACTCAGTAGAAGCAGTCGTAATGGACCCGAGAGGGATTCAGAAGGGAGGGCGCTAACATGACCGAATTCCAATTCCCGGACGAGATCAAGACTGAGAAGAAGGACGCGCCTGAAGAACTTCAGATTGAGATCGAAGGCGAAGCCGAGATTGAGGTCGTAGACGACACGCCTGAGCAGGACCGTGGGCGCAAGCCCATGAAGGAAGCTCCTGCGGAGGTCACGGACGACGAATTGTCTCAGTACTCCGAAGGAGTAAAGAAACGCATCCAACACTTCTCCAAGGGATATCACGAAGAGCGTAGGGCCAAAGAATTGGCTTTGCGTGAGCGTGAAGAAGCAGTGCGCCTTGCTCAGAACCTCGTGGAAGAGAACAAACGCCTACAGGGTAGTTTGGGCCAGGGGCAGCAGGCTTTGCTTGAACAAGCCAAGAAAGTTGTTCAAAACGAGTTGGATCAAGCCAAGCAGAAGTTCAAAGCCGCATATGAAGCGGGTGATTCTGATGCTTTGGTTGAGGCTCAAGAGGCGCTTGCCTCTGCCAAGTACAAAGCAGAGCGAGTAAACAATTTCAAGCCAGCAGTTGCACAACCACAAAATACTGTGGTACAACCCGATCCGCGACCGGAGCAAACTGTCCGAGTTGATTCCAAAGCCAAAGCGTGGCAAGACGCCAATTCTTGGTTTGGGGCCGATAAGGAAATGACTGCACTTGCTCTGGCAGTTCATCAAGACCTTGTGGAAAGCGGTGAAGACACAAACAGCGATGAGTACTACGAGAAGATCAATGCTCGTGTACGCAAGCGTTTCCCAGAAGCGTTCCCCTCTGAGAAGCGTAAGTCGTCGGTTGTGGCACCCGCCACGCGCAGCGTAGCGCCTAGAAAGATCACGCTGACGCAATCACAAGTTCAAATCGCCAAGCGGCTCGGACTGACAAATGAGCAGTACGCCCGTGCGGTAGCGGAAGAAATGAGGAAACAAAATGGCTGAACGTAATCCCCGTGAACTGGAAACCCGCGCTAAGGACGAAAGACCTAAGCAGTGGATGGTTCCTGATGTGCTTCCCCATGTAAATGAGGAGCCTGGATATGCCATGCGCTGGATTCGTGTGAGTACCCTTGGTAACGCCGACCCGCGCAATGTTTCCATGAAACTTCAAGAGGGCTGGGAGCCCGTCAAAGCTAGTGATCACCCAGAGACGTATGTTGCGGAGACCGGCGCGGGCCGCTTTCCGGACAGCATTCAGATCGGCGGGCTCATGCTTTGCAAAACACCGAAGGAGTTCACTGAACAACGGAACGCCTTTTATCAGCGTCAAGCTGATGGGCAGATGGCGTCAGTGGACAACAACTACATGCGCGAGAGTGACCCCCGGATGCCTCTTTTCCGAGAGCGCAAGTCTGAGGTGTCGTTCGGACGCGGTGCTTAAACTTTAGGAGTCTCACATGGCCTACCCCTCGGTAGACGCCCCCTACGGGCTAAAGCCGATCAATTTGATCGGTGGGCAGGTGTTTGCGGGTTCTACCCGTTCCCTGCCGATTCAGTACGGCTACGCTACGGACATCTTCTACGGTGAATTCGTGGTGCTCAGTCGTGGTTTCATCACTCGCGCTTCGGTCACGACCGGCACGGGTTCCAACCAAGTCACCGGGATTTTCCTCGGTTGTTCGTACACCGACCCGGTGACGAAGCAGAAGCGTTTCTCGCAATACTGGCCCGCGTCTACGCTGGCTGGCGATGCGGCAGCGGTTGTTGCTGACGATCCTGACACGGTGTTCAAGGCTGTGGTTTGCTCTGCTACCACGGCGATTGCCTCTGGCGCTCTGGCGATGGTAGGCACGAACCTGAGCATGATCAACAACACTGGCAACGTGAACACGGGCAACTCGGCAAACGCCGTGCTGGCCCCGACCGCTACGCCTGTGTCTACGATCCTGCCGGTTCGCTGTGTTGGCGTGGTTGAAGATACGGCCTTCAGCGTGTCGGCAACGGGTTCTTCGTCTGGTACGGCTATCACCCTCACGGGTTCTGGCTTGCCTGCGGCAATCCCGATTGGCACCAGCGTGGCGTATGTTGCTTCTAACGGGCAACTGATCCAAACGTCGTCTTTCGTGACGGCAGCGGCTTCGGCTGGCGCGACCTCGGTCACGCTGAACTCAGCCATCGCAGTTCCTGGCAGCGTCGTTGCCATTCCCTCGGCCTCTACCATCGTGTTCACTCAGTACCCAGAAATTCTGGTGAAGATGAACCTGCTGGTGCATGGCTATTACAGCAGCACAACCGCCTAAGGAGTGAATCATGGCAATTTCACGTGCCCAACTACTGAAGGAACTCCTGCCCGGGCTGAACGCTCTGTTTGGCATGGAGTACAAGACCTACGGTGAAGAGCATAAGGAGATCTACGAAACGGAGACCTCCGAGCGCTCGTTTGAAGAAGAGACCAAGCTCGCTGGTTTCTCCGCCGCCCCGGTGAAGAACGAAGGTGCAGCCATCGCGTATGACAATGCGCAGGAAGCCTGGACCGCTCGTTACAACCACGAGACCATCGCTATGGGCTTTTCCATCACCGAAGAGGCGATGGAAGACAACCTGTACGACAGTCTGGCTGCTCGGTACACCAAGTCCCTCGCACGGGCTATGGCTTTCACCAAGCAAGTCAAGGCGGCAAGCATCCTGAACAACGGCTTCAACTCGGCATTCACCTACGGTGACGGCCAAGCCTTGTTCTCGACGGCCCACCCGCTGGTCTCTGGCGGCACCAACAGCAACCGTCCTGCGACGGCGGCTGACCTGAACGAAACGTCCCTCGAAGCGGCTGTGATCCAGATCGCTGGTTGGACCGACGAACGTGGTCTGCTGATCGCTGCCAAGCCCCGCAAGCTGATCGTTCCTCCGCAACTCCAGTTCGTCGCAACCCGACTGCTGGAGACGTCGCTGCGTGTCGGCACCACCGACAACGACATCAACGCGCTGAAGAACAACGGCTCCATCCCGGAAGGCTACACCGTCAACCACTACTTGACCGACACCAACGCGTGGTTCCTGACCACCGATGTGCCCAACGGTCTGAAGCACTTCGTCCGCGTGCCGCTGGCAACGTCGATGGACACCGACTTCGACACCGGGAACAACAGGTACAAGGCGCGAGAGCGGTACAGTTTCGGCGTCAGCGATCCCCTGGGAATGTTTGCGTCGCCGGGCGCATGACCAAAAAGTCCTTGTAAATCAAGCACTTAGGCCCCTTCGGGGGCCTTTTTCTTTGCCTCTTGCGTTACAAAGCAAAGGAAGCTATACTGATCCCCATCACAACTTCCCGAGCTTTATAGCATGGCTGTCATCTACCGCATCACCAACATGGCAAACGGCAAGTTCTACATCGGAAGCGCCGAGAGTTTTGCCCGCAGGGAGTGGCAGCACAAGTACTACCTGAAACGCAACACCCACAAGAACCCGCATCTTCAGGCGTCATGGAACAAGCATGGCGAGGACATGTTTGTGTTTGAAGTTGTGGAGCAGATCCCGGAAGGAGAAGACCAACTTGTATGGGAAGACAAATGGCTGCAAGAGTGCGTTGGCAAGCCGGATTGCTACAACGTAAACACACTTGCTACCGCGCCGCGCCTTGGGTTAACTTTGTCGGAAGCAAGTCGCGCTCAATTAAGTGTCAACAGAAAAGGCAAAGCAGCAGGCGAAGAGCACTACCGCTACGGCAAAATTGTCAGTGAAGAGGTGCGCCAAAAAATTGGTGACACACAGCGGGGCAAGCCCAAAGGCCCAGGACGAAAAGTCTCAGAAGCCGGCAAAGCAAAGATTCGTGCAAACATTGAAGCGGGGCGCAGCCACATGCACTGGCTAGGCAAAACCCACACCGAAGAGGCCAAGGAGAAGATGCGCAAGAAGGTCTTGGAGCAGACCTCGGGCCAAATGTTTGACAGTCTCACCGCTGTGCTTGAGCACTACCAGATGACCATGCCGACGCTGCGTAGGGCGCTGCTTTCGGGCAAACCAATCAGCAAGGGTAAATTTGTTGGCTGCGTTTTCGTTTACGCTTGACGCGCCCAAGCCCCTGTGCTACCCTCTTGCAAACCGAGCTTCACCACAGCCCGCCGACTGACTCGGCAGACTTCTCCTCAGAGACGACGGGCGCAGATTTGAGGAATAAGCCATGAGCTTCTCGACCTTCTCTGGCCCTGTACGCATGGGCACTCAGCGCTACGGCGCTAGCACCAACACCGGCCTGCCGGTTCTGACGCAATCAGCCAACGTCGCCTCCTCGGTGATGCTCCAGACCCCTGCGGCGCAGAATCTGTTTACGCTGCCTGCTGGGTCCAAGATCCTGCGCTTCACGGTTGAGAAGACCACCGCCATCTCTGGCGGTTCGGTTTCTGCTGTGGCCGTGACGTTCGGCAATTCATCGTCTGCCACCGCATACCAGACTTCTGCTGCTATCGGTCTGACGACTGCTCAAGCAGTTCGCGCCACGCTGGACGCGGCGCTGGTGTCTTCTGCCACCAACAACATTGGCACTTCTGATGTGGTTGTGACGGGTACGTTTACCGCTACGGGCGGTGACCCTACCGCTGGTGCTGCTGTGGTGACGATTGAGTACATCCAGCGTGCTGACAACGGCGCTCAGGCTCCGACCGCAATCCAGAACTGATGACGGGGGCTTCGGCCCCTATTAAGGAGTCGGCATGCGTCCAGTAGTTGTAAGCGTAGGTGCAGCGGGATCATCTACGGTGGTCCCACTGGATCACTATAAGCAGCCGTTCAATGTGGGTGTGGGCGTAGTTTTGTCTGCGGGCGCTACGATGACCTACACGGTAGAGCACACTTTCAGTGATCCGTTTGACAGTGGCTTTTCTGCAGCGACGGCAACGTGGTTCCCCAATACGGGCTTGAGCGCCAAGACGGCATCATCGGACGGAAACTATGCGTATCCTGTCAGGGCGGTGCGCCTGACGATCACCGCGTATACGTCGGGTACTGCAACCATGACGCTGCTTCAAGCAGGTATGCCTGGAAGGTAAACTATGACCATTAGCATTGGTGAACTGCGAAAGTTCCAAGATACGTGGGGGCCGGTCATTGCGACTATCCCTGCGGTCATCAACATGGTTGAGAAGGAAGCAGACCTTAACCGTGCTTTGGTGACGAAGCGGCAAGAGTTTGAGGCGGCTGAGAAAAGCATCGCCTCTGCTTTTGAAGAAGCGGACAAGCGGCTTGAGAAAATCAATCAAGAACTTGAAGCGGTTTCCAAAGAGAAGCAGGCTTTGAGGGAAGAGATTGAAGCGTCTCGCACAAAATTTGCCGAGCAAGCAAGGCAGATTGAGGCTGACCGTGATGCTTCGCTGAGTCGCATTCAGGCGGCTATTGCAGACGCCCAAGAAAAAGCAACGCAAGCCATCCAAGAGGCAGAGGCAAGTGTTGCGAAGGCACAAGCCGATGCGGCGGCTCAGAAGGCCGAGATGGAAGCGGAGATCAAAGACCTTGAGAAGCGCAAGGCTGCAGCGGAAAAGGCGTTGGATACGCTGCGTGCAAGGCTGGGGTAAACCGTGTCGGTTTCTGGAGTAGCGCATCTATTCCCGGCAAACAGTTATTACCTCAACAATTTTGTTGATGGCGATCCGCTGTATGTTGGGAAAGTGACTGACTCCGGTGGGCGCTGGTTGGTTCAGAGGTTTAGCACGAGCACAGGTGTGATGGGGTGGGCTAACGTGTCCAACAATCCTAGTTACACAACGTATACATCCGCATGGGCGAACAGGTTGACGCTGACATATTCGCCGTTCCAAGAACTGAGTAATGTGTAGGAGTAGCTTATGTCCATGACCAACGCCGCCGAAGCGGCACTTCTCGACCTCCTGTTCCTGAACATCGATTGGGCCAACATCGGGGACGCTGCTGGCCTGCAGAACAGCGCCACGGCGGGTTCGTTTTACATCTCGCTGCACAGCGCAGACCCTGG